GGCCTATACGCTGGCGGCGCAGCCGGAGACCGTGCAGCGCCTGCTCCAGATGCCGCCGCCGATGATGCTCATGGAACTCGGACGCCTGGCGCCCCCCAGCCCGCCTGCTGGAGGGAGTACCCCGGTGCCCGTGACGAACGGCCAGGCTCCTACCGCACCACCCTTACCGCCGCCGCTTGCTGGGGTGAATGGGCAGGGCACGGTGCCGACGCCTGGGTACAGTGATACCATGTCTGCCGAAGACTATAAGAACTACAGACGACGCACCAGTAATTTGCCGGTGTGGAAGCAACGATAACCCTTGTATCAGCCGCCACAACTTTCCTCTGCCGCCTCAGAGGTCGATGCATGATATTTTGCCGTATGAGGTGGCACTATGCCTACGAATACTATCCTGACAATCGGGATGGTGACTCGCGAGCTCCTCGATGCGTTCGACACGAACCGCGTCTTTTCGAAGCATATTTACAATGAGTTTTCGAGAGAATTTGCCCAGCCTGGCAGTAAGATCGGCCCCACCCTCAACGTCAGGCTCCCCGCACGCCTGGCCGTGACCAGCGGCCCGGTGATGACGCCCTCTGACTATCTGGAAGAGAGCACGCCGCTCACCATCGATCAGCAGGAAAAGGTGGGACTCTCCTTTACATCGTTTGAAATGGCCCTGTCCATGGATGACTGGCGCAAGCGCGTAGGCGAGCCGACCAGTATCGTCCTCTCGAACAAGGTCGATGCCTACGGCCTCGGCCTGTACTGGAAGTGTCCCAATGCGATTCTCAGTCCGTCCACGGGCAGCGCGAAGTGGCTCGCCTATCTCAACGCCGGGGCGATTATGGCCGACAACGGCGCGCCCGCCGATGGCGATTGGACCGCGATTCTCAACCAATACGAGCAAGCCCAGGTGGTCAATGAAAACAAGGGCCTGTTCAATCCTGGGACGGACATCGGCACCCAGAATAAGCGGGGCATGATGGGGGAAAGCGCGGGGTTAACCTGGTACTGGGACCAGAACGTCGCGACGCATACCACCGGGGCACGCGGGGGCAGCCCAACGTATACTTCCACCGGCACGGGCGGGACCTCGATTGTCACGGGCGCCTGGACGGCGGCCGCTGCTAATCGCCTCAAACGCGGTGACATTTTCACCATCGCGAACGTGTATGCCGTGAATCCCGTTTCCCTCAATAATACTGGGCAACTCCGCCAGTTTACCGTGCTGGCCGATGCCAATAGTGATGCCTCGGGGAATGCGACCATCCAGATCTACCCGGCCATTATCGGGCCTGGCAGCCCGCGCCAGACCGTCAATGCCCTCCCTGTCGCGTCAGCACCCCTGACGATGTTAGGGACGGCCAATACCGTGTACCACCAGAACGAAGTCTTCCAGCGGCAAGCGTGGTTGATGGCCATGTGTAGACTAACGGATCCGTATAGTGGCGAGGCCTCGTATGCCACCGATAGCACCAGTGGCGTGGCGATTCGCACCTGGCGATCCAGCGATATCATCAATGACGCGCATCTGTCGCGCGCCGACATCGCCTTCGGGGTCGCTCCCGGACGCCCAGAATGGTGTGTGCGGGTGTGGAGTACGCCTCCAACATTATAGCGAAATGACCTATGGCGAACCAATTCTTAACAGACACCCGCGTCGTCAACGTTGAATCATCTGAAGGAGAGGATATGAGCGAGGGACCGTATACCCCGCCAGAATGGCCCCGATTTCTCTACAAACACGGTGAGACGCCGCGCCAGTTCAACTCCCAGGAAGAGGCCGAACAGGCTGGCGGGGGGTGGCACCGCACCCAGGCCGAAGCCGATCAGGCCCAGCAGGCGAGCCAGGCCAGCCAGCAGAGCCCGCCTCCGCCCCCGGTGCATCCGCCCCCGCCGGAGCCCGAGGAGCCTGACGAGGCACCACCCCATGCGCCACGGAGACGCTGATGAGCACCATTCCCCTCGTCTGGGTCACCGACAGCAGCGGCATGGGCATGCACAGCCACGGCGCGACGGAAGCGGTGTTGCGCGTGTACCTGCATGTACCGAGTGTGCCGGCCGGTGGCATGCTCGAAGTGGCCTATCCGCTCGCCGGCCTGCATAATACCGATCTCTGTTTTGCCGGGAAGCTCGATGTGCCCCCGGGCGACAACAGCGGCGTCTTTGTGGCACGGGCGCAGGTCTACATTGACCAACTCTCGGTGCGCTACGGCAATCTCGATGCTGCCCCGTCGGTGGCAGGCGACTATACCTTGTATGGCCTACTTATTCGACCAGGACCGGGCGGGCTGCCCCTCCAGATTGACCTGAGTCGGCCCCTGACCCCCTTGCTCTAGGAGACCACGATGAACGTGACCGAAACACGCGCAATCGACTTTACCGCGACCGAAGCCCTCGGCGGTCCCGCGTTTATTCCGCTGGCCGACGTAGCCCATGGTGCCGTGATTCAAGAGAGCCAGTCGGTGCTCGAAGTGCAGGGCATGGGGGGACCGCTCACCGTGCGGGTGATCCAGGCCCCGAGTGGCACCGAGGCGGGGACCCCGCCAGAGGAGATGCTGGCGCAGGGCGATGAGTTCCGGGCTGATGGGTACACCCAGCCGGGGCATACCCTCCTCACCCATACGCCGCAGATTCCGCTGGGGCGGGGCGTGCTGGGCCTGGTCATTCAGGAAGGCGTGCCGCAGGGGGCTCGACTCAAGGGCATGGTGCAGATGGTCTACGGGGCGATCTACGGCCCGCCGTATGCCTACTGAGTCACGCCCGATGACCGGCCTGTGGCGACCGTGTGAGTACAAAGAGTGGCGGGGCACCCTCCCCGATGGGGAGGGCTGCGTGCTGGCGGCGGTGTGGCCGCTGGACGGGGCGCCAGCCGTGGTCAAGTGGGTGGAAGTAGGTGATGAGGCAGGCGAAGCGGCGATAGCCCATGCCACCGTCCGCATGCTGGCATTCTGGGAATGGGAGGACGGCGACGTATGACCACCGCACGCAGTATCGTCAGAGGCGCGTTAGCAGATATCGGTGTCGTCGCCCACGAAGAACCGATGACCGCCTCGATGGCAGACGATGCCCTGGAGCTCCTCAACGCGCTGCTCGACTCCTTCAGCCTGGAGCGGCTGTGGATTTATCACACGCCAGCCACGCCTATTGTGTGGCCCGCCTGGATGCCGACGCAAACTTGGGGCCCTGGTGGGGACATTCCGTCCCCCCGCCCTCTCAAGCTGGCCCCGCAGGCCACCTACCAGGACGTGACGGCGGGGTATGACTCCCCGCTCGAGGTCCTCGAGCGCCAGGAGCAATACGCCCTGCTCCAGTGGAAGGGCATGCAGAGTACGCTGCCGAGTGCCCTATACTACGAGCCCCAGATGCCCCTCGGCGTGCTGTATATCTGGCCAATCCCTTCGGTTGGGTACACCATCGTGACGTATCCGTGGCAGCCCCTCAGGGCTTTTGTGGCCCTCGATGACGACCTGGCCTTCCCCCCGGGCTACCAGCGCGCCCTGCGGACGAACCTCGCCCTCGAAGCGGCGCCCAGCTATGGGGTGCAACCGTCGCCGCTGTTGGTACGTCATGCCGCAGAGGCAAAGCAGGCACTTTTTGTCCTCAATACGGTGGTTGGGAGGCTGTCGCTCACGCCAGGGGGAGGATTCCCGCAGAGTGGATTGGCCGCGTTCTACAGTGGGAGGCCCTAGGATGCGCGACAAAGCCTATTATGCCACGCAGGACTGGCAGGCGCGCTGCGAAGCCGTCAAGATGCGATGCCATGCCCGATGTGAGTACTGCGGCAGTCGGCCCGTGCAGAACGTGCACCACCGCACGTATAGGCGCTGGAGGCAGGAGCCCCTCGAGGACCTGATGGGCGTCTGTCGGGCCTGCCATTGCCGGATACACGGGCGGGCCGAGCCGGAGGAGCGCCGTAAGGCCGTAGGGTCGCTGGTGGCGCAGGGCGATAGTGGCATGGACAGCAGCGGCGTGTGGCGGGGGTATCTCGGGGCCATTCGTCGGGGGGAGGACTCCTAGCATGCCCCTGCTACCCGGCTTCTGTGCGCCCTCCTCCCCGACCCGCAGCAGTGCCGTGAGTGCCGAGCGCACCATCAACTACTACTGCGAAGAGTCGCCCAACCAGAAGGGGCAATTTACCCTCTATGGCTATCCTGGCCTCTTGCCGGTGGCGACGTTGCCCTCAGGGCCAGTGCGCGGCTTGTATGAATCGACCCTGGGGCGCGTCTTTGCCGTGACCAGTACTACCCTCTTTGAGGTGTTCGCCGGCTGGACCTTTACGAGTCGCGGCACCGTGCCGACCGGCACGGCCCCGGTGAGCATGACTGATGATGGGATCACGCTCGTGCTCAGCGTGGAAGGCGTGGGCCTGGTGATGCCGTTTGCGACGAATGTACTGGCCGCCATTCCCGCCCCGCATCCGCCGACCTTCGGGCGCGTGCAGTATCTTGATGGTAGAATAGTATCAAATGAACCCGGCACGCGCACCTTCTGGTTTAGCGACATCCTGAATGCCACGAGCTGGCCGGCCCTGAACTTTTATGCGGCCGAAGCGCGCGCCGATCTGCTCGTGACGCTGTACGTCGATCACCGCGAACTCTGGCTGTTCGGCACGCAGAGCATTGAAATCTGGACCAGTACGGGCCAGAGCCTCAACCCCTTTGCGCGCTCCTCGGCCATCTTCCTTGAGCAGGGGATTGCCGCGCCGTGGGCCGTCCATGCGCTCGATAACACCTTGTTCTGGCTGGGGGGTTCGCCGCGCGGCGATGGCCCGATCTGGACGGCGCGGGGCTATGACCCGCAACGCATCTCGACGCATGCGGTGGAGTCGGCGTTGAGTACCGTGGGCAGTGTGCAGGACAGTATCGCCTGTGTAGCGCGGCATGGTGGCCATGCGTGGTATGTGCTCTTTGTCCCAGGCCTGGAAACGACGTGGGCGTATGACACCGCGCTCCAGTCCTGGACAGAATTAGCGGAATTAATGGATGACGGGTCAACAGAGCCCTGGCGGTGCTGGACGCACACCATGGCCTTCGGGGAGCACCTGTGGGGGGACCGTGGGACAGGCGGGCTGTACATCTGGGACCCCGGCTACTACTTCTATGGTGACCGCCCGATCTACCGCGAACGGATTAGCGCGCATGTGCGCAATGACCAGCAGCCCATCGCGTATAGCCTGTTTGAGCTGATGGTGGAGAGTGGCGTGGGCCTGGATGGGGGCGTCATCCCCGGCAGTGATCCGCAGGTGCGCCTGTCCTGGTCAGATGACGGGGGCAAGTCGTACTCGTATCCCTTGTGGCGCTCCCTCGGGAAGCTCGGCGCGGGACAGCAACTGGTGCGCTGGCGGCGTTTAGGACGGGCGAAGTCGCAGCGGTGCTGGCGCGTCGTGGTGACGGACCCGGTACCCGTAAGCATCCTGGGCGCGCGCGTGGAGGTGGGGTAGTGGGCCAGCTCATCCGTTTTCCTGGCTGGACAACGCTCGCTATCCCCGTCGAGGGCGTGCTGGAGGGGGCACGGACCTGTACAGAGGTCCTCGTCCTTGGGTGGGAGGCAGACGGCACATTTTACGCGGCGGCGTCAGTGCCAGATGCTGCGACATTGCTGTGGTGGCTCGAGCAGTTTAAGCACAAGCTGCTCGCAGGAGACTACGGGTAGGAATTAAAAGTCTATGGCTCTTTGGCATATCCCGGGGCAGGGCATTGTGGATGATGCGGAGGGGAACATTCCCGAACCCGGCAGCTTCACCTTGCCCGATGGGAGTGAGATTACCTGGGGCATTGCAGGGACCCAGCGGCTGCCAGAGTATCGGAATGCGGCGCAGTATGGCGATGACACCTTTGCGTGGGATCCCGCCTTGCGGGCCTGGCGGGGCAGTATGCCCCAGACCAGCCCCGGCTATGTCACGGAGTTGCTGGGCCTGCGTGATCGTGTCCGTGCGGGCCAGGCACAGCCGTGGGAAGTCGAGCAGTACCAGCAGTGGGAGCAGCAGGCGCGGGCCATTCCGACGCGCGACATTGGCAGCCTGACGGCGGGCTGGCAGGGTGAATACGCCGGGGAGCACGCCAACCAGGACTGGTGGACCTCGCTCGATCCCGGCAGCCCGGACGTGGGCGGGATTGTGCTCAGCCTGCGTGACAAGCTCGAAGCCGGACAGGCCACCCCGCAGGAACGCGCCCTGTACAACCAGGTTGTGGGCATGGCTGGGGATTGGAATTATCGCGCGTCCGTGCCCCAGGCCTCTGATGCTTTTTCGCCACTTGGTGATAATTTAATGGGTGCCCTCGGTGTGCTGGGCCTCGGGGCGACCGGTGGCCTTGCCGCCGCGCCCTTGTTTGCGGGGGGCGCGGGCCTGGCGACGACGCTTGGCTCACTCGGCACGCTCTCTGGGATCGCCGGCACCGGCGCGGGGGTGCTGGGTCAGGCCCTCGATCAGCCGTGGCTGCGCAACGTCGGGCTTGGGCTGGGCATTGCCGGGGGACTCGCAGGCGGTCTGGGCGGCCTGAGCAACGTGCTGGGCAGTGGCGTCAACACGCTCGGGGATGCGGCCCGCCTGGCGCAAAGTGCGGGCAGAATCACCGGCTCGCTCGGGCGCATCCCGGGGGCGGACCCGCTCCAGCAGGCGAGTCGCTACCTGGGGCTGGCGGGACAGCTCGGGCAGGGCGCCAGTGGCGTGCAGGGCCTCTTTGGGGCGGCGCAGGGCGTGACGGAGGGAGCCGGGCAGGTGGCGCAGACCGCGCAAGACCTGGTGACGCAGCGAGGAGGGGACATGAGTGAGTGGTACGATTTGGGTGGCGGGGATTTTCCCGGCGATTATTACGCGGGGGGGAGTTCCACGTTTAACGAGGGCGGCGGCGCGTGGGATCTCAGTGGCTATGGGACGCCGAACACTGGCATGCCCTATAGTATGGATATCAACGATTATACGACGCCAGCCGGCAACTGGTATCAGGATACCGGGCAATATATTGGGGGCTCAGACCTGGCCGGTGCAGGCGGCGGCGGCTTGTGGAACACGCTGCTCGGGGGTCTTGGCAGCGTCGGCGGGTTCCTCGGCCGCAATGCCTCATGGCTGGGGCCTGCTGCCAGTGGCCTCGCAGGCCTGGGGGCGGGGGCGCTCGGCTCCAATGCGGCGCAGGATGCGGCCCGCCTGCAAACGAGTGCCCTGAACCGGGGCCTCGACCTGCAAACGGCGCAGTGGCTGCAACAGCAGGCGAATCAAGCGCCGTGGCTCGAAGCTGGGCGCACGGCCCTCGGGCACATGGCAGGGCGCTCGACATGGGAGCAGCCGACCTTGCAGCAGACTGGGCCGATCAGTGGCGCGAACTATGCCATGCCGGGGGCGACGCCCGGCTGGTCGCCGCAGCGCTACGCGGGCTATACGCCGACGGACGTGCCGAGTGCGGCGGGGTATCGGTATACGCCTGGCCAGGGGCCGCAGGCGGCGAACTACCGCTACACGCCGGGGCAGATCCCAGGGGCGGCGGACTATCGCTATACGCCGGGAGCCGTGCCGACCTTGAGCGGCCAGGCACTGCTGGCGAATGATCCGGGGGTGCAGTTTCGCCTCGATCGGGCGCGCAATGCCTTGGAGGGGTCGGCGGCCGCACGGGGCAGTGCGCTCTCGGGGCCAGCCCTGGCAGCGCTCCAGGAGCAGGGCCAGGACCTTGCCAGCCAGGAGTACGGCAATGCCTGGCAACGGGCCTCGCAGCAAGCCCAGATGCGCGAAGGCTGGGCACAGACGGCCTCGCAGATGGGCTTTGGACAGGCCATGAGTGAAGCGCAGTTGCGCGAACAGGTCAATCAGGTGGCGAGTCAGCAAGGCTGGTCGCAGGCGCAGGCGGAAGCGGCCTTCCGGGAGCAACTGGCGCAGCAGGCCGGGGCGCAGAATTGGGGCCAGGCCCTCCAGGAATCGAATGCCCGGGCGCAGCAGCAGCAGTTTGGCTGGGAGGCGGGCTTTCGCGGGCAGCAGGCCGGGAGTCAGGAGCAGCAAAACTGGTGGAACCAGCTCTACGGCAACCAGATGCAGCAGAATCAACTCCAGTACGGGCGTGATTGGCAGCAGCGCGAAGCCGAGAATGCGCGCCTGGCGCAGGCCTATGAGGCGCAACGGCTCAACCGGAACACCGCCTGGAATCAGTTTGCAAGCCTGGCTGGGACGGGCCAGACGGCGCTTGGGCAACTCGGCACCGGCGGCCAGAACGCTGCAAATAGTATGGGGAATCTCCTCACGCAACTTGGCGGTGCGCAAGGGCAGGGGGCATTATCTTCGGGCAATAGCTGGCTCAATGCCCTGCAGAACGTGGGCACCGCCGCGCAAGGGGCGTTTGGGAATATGGACTTTCAGAATCAGTTCACGAGTCTGTTAGCCAATCCCCAATTCAGGAATCTCTTAGCCGGCCTGAACAGATAGGAGGTGCTCCGTGGGAACCGTGCTCGGCGGGCTCTATTTACCCCAATTTGCGCCGTACGATGCGCAGCGCAGCACGATCAATGCGATCAATGCCGCCGGGGGGATGGTCAATACCCAGACCGCGCTGCTGGGCCTCCAGGAGTCCCAGCGGCTGCGGGAGGCCGAGGCCCTGGCGCGCCAGGAGGTCCAGCACGACCCCTCTTTGCTCTTTGGGGGTCGCGGGCCGCAGAGTCCTGGCTCCATCCTCGGCGGGGGTGTGGGACC